GCTGTATGTCTTTGATAGCAACTCAACAATCCGCGGCCCTTTTATTTGACCGCAGATTTGAAAAAATTTACCACGCCGGCATCAGAAACAAGCTCTTTTATAAATTGTACCAGGTCAACATTTTCGGCTTCTTTAGGCGTTATTCCTTTGATTTCTGCTGCAAATGCGTATATTTCTTGCTCTGCTTTGTGCGCCTTTGACACTATTTGCATCATTAAATCAGCCCCAATTTGCTCCTGTGAGGCTTTAGGGTCTGTTATTTTCAAGTCAAGCTTGTCTATGATTGCTGATAGTTTTAAGCCTTGCTTCAAGGTCAGCATATTGATTCACCTCATTTTTTTCTATTTTCGCATTGCACATAATCTCAGTTTTGTCCTTTATCTTTTGTTTAAGTTCATTTCTGATATTGTCAGTAATAATGTGCAGAACTTCTTCCATATTTTCTGAATTCGTTTCTATGTCAAATTCAAGCTTGAATTTGGATTTAAAATCCATATTATCCCTCCAAATTTAAAGGGCAGGTTTTGTCCTGCCCTTATGGTGTTATGCTGGCAACATCTTCAATTTTGTATAGGTTTTGGGTGTCATCAGTTGGGTCCCAATGAGCGTATATTTCCATTGCTATTGTACCCTCTGCTTTGGGCGCTGCTGCGAATGAAAAATCAGCTTCATTCATGGCATTATAAAGAGTGATTTTCTTGTACCCACCCTTTACGGTTTTTGCAAACATGGTAACATTTTTGAGATACGCAGTATTAGGTATCACACCAACATTTGCAGATTTGCATGTAATTGTGTATGGTACTGTCGTACCGTCTCCCTCAAACGTTGCATATGGCATTGCAAGTTTTAGGGTTTGCATTGACGTGTCAAGATGTGTGACATTTAACTGCGCATTAATTTCATCAACCACCTGCGCGCCCTTTGACTTGCCTCTCCTGCCGTCAAATTCAATTTCCCTGATATTCTTGGTTACACTAAAAGTTCCTCCCCCACGTGTAGGACCCAATAAAGCCTGGTCAACTTCGCCATAATTGACATATACTATGCCATAATCAATCTGTATGTTTTCAAGCTGCTGTTGTGTAAGCGCCATAATATCAACTCCTTCCAAATAATCTTGCTTCATAGATGTATTTCCGGCGCTTAATTGCCGGGTCATCATCTATGAGCGGTATTTTGCGGTCTAAATAAAAAGTGACCACCAATCCCTCAGCAGTCAGTGTTTTTTTATTTAAACCGTCGTTTATAGTTTGCATCAGCGTTTCCAGTGCTGTTGTGTCGCCACCGGTGGGCATATCCCATCCGTCAATATCAACCGCCACTGTCTCAAATTCCTCACCATCGCTTGTTATCTGTGTAAAGTCATATACAAGGTATGGATATTGAGCTGTATCCGGAGCAACCTGGAAGTATACGCGAGGGTGAAGCGATTTTAAGAATGGATATAAAATTTTACGTAGATTCTTCATCGCCAACCTCCTCCTCCTCGTTTATTAATCCCAGTGCCCTGTTTTCGTCCTCAATTTCCTTGATATACATGCCTTCTATACGCCGGATTTCATCGATATTGTTAAATGTCGTTTCCCTTACAACACCTTTTTTAGGCATGTTTTTTGAGCCCAATTCCTGATTTACACCGTACCATGTATTATGCCGAATACCTATCTGTAAATCAGCGTCCTTTTTCCTTACCCAGTATTGAGTGCTGTTATAAATACGTTTGTTGCGCTTCATGCCAGGTAGTTTTTTTAGTTCATCCACCATGCGCCTGCGGAGAAACTTTGCAACATCTTTCAGGGCGGCTCTGGATAGTTCAGCAAGTGTATACTTGGCGCGGTCAACATTGGAGATATATTCAACACCGTCTTTCTTCACCTTGATTACTGATTTAGGCATTGGCATTGTTAACTACCCCCTGACAAATGAGCTCCGTTAGCTCTCCGTCCTTGTCATAGGTGCGGATTATATTGTATTCCTTTCCATCAGCCGTAGCAGGCCAACGCGCTTTAGGCTCGTTGTTGTAATCTATCGTCCGCACTACGAACATTAACTCCGGGCGTAATCCTGTAGCCGCCGCCTGATAGAATTCTGATTGACGGATTGACTGTTTATCAGCAAATACTTCACGCTCGACAGGTATTTCCACGGGATCGCCCATATCGTTTTCACTGATGGTAATGCTTATGAGCTTTATTACTTCTTTGAAAAGCATATCATCACCCCGCAGTCAATGTTATCGGTATAGTTGTATTTGCAGATATATCAATATTACCTTCAACAGTCTCATATCCGTCTGCTGATACCTTATATTCATAATTGTAACCTTCCCGAATATAGAAGATTACCTTGCCCTCTGCCCCTGTGAGCTTAGTTTCGCCATTAAATGTAATGGTAGCTTCGTCAACTGGATTTATGCCATCCGTAACAACAAAAGTAACAGCATAGCAAGTATATTCAATCGACAATGTCAAGTGCATTTTAAGCATGTCATATGATTGTTGCAACTTTTCAGCGTCCGGATTGTTCCAGCCAAAATTAGCCTTGCAATAAACGATAAGGGCTCGTTTTATCAGCGGGTCCGTATCGTCATTGGCTTTTGCTGCAATTATACCTGACAGTATCAAGTCGCTTTTGGCAGCAGCAATCAAGTCTGTTATTTCTCCGTCAAAGGCTGTATTGTTTATCCGCAGGGCAATTTTTACATCATCAAGAAGAGCCATGATCAGCCCTCCTTTATGCTATCAAATATATATCTATATTTGTTCCATTAAGTGCACTGCTAAGCAATACTGTATTATCCTCAATTACGGTTGTGCTTGTAGCAACTGTCGGCGCAGTAGTTTCTTTTATATTATCCCTATACGCTGCTATAACTGTATTTCTTTTAAGCTTGTAGGGCAACCCTAATTTGTTTGCTGTTCCAACGCTTACAGTATCTGTACCTACGTTAGTTTCTGGTGGCAACTGTATACTTGTTATTGTTTTAAATGCCTTGTTTCCCAAAACTTCGGCATCTCCATTTAGTGCTATTGTTTCTGTGATTTCTTCGTCTGCTATATTTGTTCCGGTAATGACGACATTACCTGTTATACCAACGGCATTACCCTTAATTTTAAGGCTTCGTGGTACATCAGGATTATTGATGCCTGATGTAATCGTCTGTGTTGTACTCGTCAATGCTGTTGCTGGTAAAATTGCTGACACAGACTGAGTGGCAGGTTCTAAAACTGTTATATGTGCAATAAAACCACGGTCGGCAATGATACCACTTACATCAGTCTGTAATTTTTGCCCCATCTTTTGATTGTATGGATACATATTATCCCTCCATTTCAAAATTATAAGGCAGCCCGTTAAGACTGCCTTATCAATTACTCAATTACGCACCCTTCTTGATGATGAGTACACCATTCGGGTCAAGGATCTTACCATCAGCTATCAATATAGCCTTATCAACCCACTGATTAGTGTCGTGGTCTAGCCACCTATACATGCTCATCTGCATATTGGAGTTGATGCAGTAGTCGGACAGCTTGCAAAATACAGCTACAACATCACCGACAGCAGCAGATTCGTAAGGAGCGATAACGTCATCCTCAACAAGGATTACTTCCCTGCCTCCGAACCTTTCCTGAGGTCCATCGGTTATACCATAGTTGACTCTGCCTATTGGCTGACCGTTTGCATCAACCATACCGTCAATGTATCCTTCAAATGTTCCTGCAGCCATGATAAAGCTTCCTCCAGCCCTATACGCAAGCGGAATCTTTGCGAATACTTTCTTTTTCCAGCTATCCCACTTAACGAAGTCAGCGGCTGCAAGAGTAATTACGTTACCGGCAGGAATTCTGGCATCAACCGTAATTCCGGTAGGCTGTCCGCTTCCAGTGCCTTTAATTATCGCAATGTCAAGGGCCTTTGTTATAGCCTCTACGATGAGCTGAGTAATTGTGCTCTCAAATATGTCAAGGGTTGTTACATCAGCAAGCAGGGATACGGCAACTTTGCATTCCAAGCCGTAGTAGCTGAAAGTAACCTTAGTATTTGCAGTAACCTTCTGCCTGTCGGATACGGCATCTTCGCCTATCCATGTTGCGGTTGGTTTAAGTGATAAAATCGGTACTTCCACACCGCCTTTGATGTTTGTCTTTCTTACCCGGCTAAATATCTGTCCGTATGACTTCATTTCTTTGATTATTTCCTGCATAATGGTTGTCGGAATCACGGCAGTAGCATCAGATGTTCCGGTATAAGTGTCAACATTCCTGAATTCCTGCGGCATTACGCCGGTCTTGCAGAAGTTCATGAATGCCTTTCTGTACTCAATGGTGTTGTACTTGTCTTCCGGTTCCGGCTTCTTGCCAAAATCGGTTTTCCCGTCAAACAAATCTTTGGCATCATCGCCGATTTTGATATCCTTCAGGGCGTTCATGTTTGCCTGAGCCTTTGAAAACTTCTCATATTGCTCATCAAGGTCTTTAATTTCCTTCTCTTTTGTTTCATATTCTTGAAGCTTTCCTTCGTTCAGAAGGTTCTGCGCTTCCTCTATTAATGCATTTCTCTTATCGAGATAATCCTTTTTGTTTTTAAACATATTCATCTACCCCTTTCAATTTTAAAAGATTTAATTTTGCTTTCGCCGTTTTAATGGCTTTATCATCACCCTCTCGGGCTTGATTTTTGATGTAGGTCCTCATTTTGTTTATGACTTCCTGTGGAAGCATAGCTGTATATGCACTTGCAACAAGCTTTGCCTCGCTATCGAACATGATTTCATCAGCAAACTTATATTGTACTGCTTGCTGTGCATTAAACCATGTTTCCTTATTCATTAAATTCAGCAATTCCTTCATCTCCATGCCGGTTTTCAGGCGGTAGGCATTGGCTATTGATATGTTGTAATTTTTAAGCACCTCAGCTTCATGCTCGAACACCCTATAATCCCCCATAGCCATTTCAGACACATTATGTATCATGATTTGTGCTGTAGGCGATATAAGTACCTTCTTCCCGGCCATGGCGATAACACTTGCCGCACTTGCTGCTCTGCCGACAATCTTTACTGTCACATTACCTTTATACTCTTTTAAGGCGGTATAAATTTCTGAACCAGCATAAACATCGCCGCCTCCTGAATTAATTTCAATTTCCAGGTCTTCGTCATTAGCTTTTTGGATTTGAGTAATTATATCTTTTGGGCTTATTGCTTCGATACCAAACCACTCGTAAATCCATTTGTCATCATTTGATACGATAACGCCTTTAACATCAATTTTCACTTGTATTAGCACCTCCTTCCACAACGGCAGTATCAAGCCTTCTTATAGGTTTGTCGCCTCCCTCAATCGGTCCCATGTTCATTACCCAACGCCATTCGTTCGGGGTCATGGCTCCACGGTCAACCATCTGCATGAGGTTGAGCTTTGTTGACATGGACGCATATTGCAGGCTTGAAGCTTCAAAAATGATTTTGTTGCCAAAGCCTCTCTCTTTTCGGGTGAAAAGTTTTCTGGTATACTCTCCGCTCATCTGTATGGACAAGGGCTCGATTTCTGATTCATAGTAAGAGTTCCATTCATCTTCTGTATATTTGCTTTGCACTATCTTTTCATTGGTATTAAAAAAGCTATATATCCTTTGCAGCGTCCTATCCATTTGCGCTGCGTTAGGTACATAGCTTTCAGGCTTCACCTGCTGTATATCACATTTTGCATCTACGCCGGCTGCCCCTCCTGTGTCGGCATCTATTGAAAGATAGTTTTTTACAAACTCATCAACATTTTTCTTGATGTCCTCAGGTTTAAGCATATTCGGAAATTTTAAAAGCCATTTTATAACATTGCTGCTTTTAATGGCTTTAACAATTCCCTGGTCTGTTGTGTTGACTACTTCCATGAGTGATGTTATTGCTTTTGCCGGGCTGTCGCCGAATATATCATTCTCATTGAAATCCTGCCGTAAATGGATTATGTCCCGATATGGAAATGTAAGCAACTTCCCATTTTTAAGTGTAAACTTTAGAAATAGTTCGCCGCTTTTATCATATATTGCTTCTACTCCTAAGCATGGTATCGGATATATCTGATATGGATAGCCAAATTCATCCCGGACAATCAAGGCAAATGCATTATTGTTTAAACTAAGCTGTGTCGCAAGCTTTTCCTGCATCATCTGCCCTGTCATATACGGATTCGGCTCTTCAAGCAGAAACCTCATATACGGCTCTGGATTGACTTTTATACCGTCAGGCCCTTCCCGGATATGCTTTGCAACAAGTTTCCCTATTGCCTTTGCCTTTGGCCTTTTG